AAATGCTGAAGAGCAATATCCATCGCAAGTGTATGATCTTTGGTATGTTCGTGCTCAATTGGTTCTCCCATATCCAATTGCTTCTGAATGAAAGAAACACTAAGACGATGTTTCTTTGCAATCTGTTCGACTGTTTTGTGTGATTTTATTTTTGATGAATGTGTTTCTTTTATAAACTGCTTAAAACTTTTCATAAGAAACTTTCTAACTATTTAGAGATATCTTCTGCATTTAAACCATTCTTAAGAAGTTTTTGAAGTTCTGCGGTAGATCCAACAAAAAGAGCATTTGTGACGTTTTTTGGTCCAGATATTTGTTCCTTTTTTAGTTCTTTTACTTTTTGGTGAATATCCATCAACTTATCTGTAGAATCGGCAACATTTTTAATAAGTTGACCAAAAACTTCATATGCTCTTGGTTGCTGTCCATCTTGTGCTAACTCTAAAAGACTTGTTGCTGCTTCTTGTCCTTTTTCAATTAAACTATAAAGAGTTCCACGAATATAATCATAATCTAACTCTGAATGGTCTTTATCTTCAATATTTTTTATTTCCTTTTTTGATTCTTTGATGATTTCTTTTGCAGTAATAGTCGCCTTAATATCCAAAGTTTCGTCTATCTTGTCAAAATTATTTTTCATACATCAATACCTTTTGTTGGACTATAGGTTTTGCCATCACCATAGTCGTAACGATATTCACTAAATCCAAAATCATCATCTTGTTCAATTAAAGCATCATCTGCATTATTGATAATATTTACAACAGTACCAGAAGTATGTGATACGATTTCTGTTTCATCTTGTCCTCTATTAACTGTGATTGTGTTCCCAGATATTTCTTTAATATACATTTCTTCATTATCAATTTCAATATATTCATTTACAGTAAGTGATGCTGCATTACTTACATCAAATTTAGTAATTTTATCATCTATATGTTCTGCTAGTGAAGTTGTATTATCATCGGTGTAATCTTGTATTGCTCTTGGTTCAGCAACATAACGAAGTTGTCTAGAAGCATTTTTTCTGTTTGTATCTGTATAATAATCGACTTGTACTTTTTTGATAAGACCTTCAGTAGAATCAGGTAATGGTCCAAATAGATACGTTTTTGCTGTAAAATTTAAATCATAAATTATAATTCTTTTTTCGTCATATCCACTTTCGTAATTATCTTTGAAATTTATATTTCCAAGAACTATTGGAATATCACGTTTTTCACCTATAGAAGATACCAAATCAATTGTTAAATTAAAAGATGGCTGAAAGTATGGGAGAATTTGTTCTACAATTTGAAGAGCATCATCATTATATTGAGTCATAATTGAAAGTTGTATGCCCAAATTATAAGGAACAGGCATAAACAATCTATTTACTACTTTATCATCTGTGAGACTTTTTGATTTAAATGTTTGCATAGTAGAAATTTTTCTACTATTATCATATTGAATACTATTCATTTCAAATGCAAGTCTTGGGAGAATTATAGCAACTCTTTTTCTCAAATCTGGTTTTTGTTCTAATCTTGCTAAAAACTTTTCAGTAGGACCATATGCAATTGGAACTTTTATAGTGCTAAAATCACTGTCATCTTGTTTTTTGTGTTTGATATTAATATCATTAAATAAAGTACCAAAGGCAATAATTGTCTTACGAATTATTTCGTGATAGTAGTATTGTCCTAACATAATAATACCTTTTATTAATTATTTAGATTTAATAATCCCCAAAAGGGTTTCTTTCACTAAAATCTAAAATTTCATCTGCTTCATTTTCTATTGGTATATTGTCTGCATAATCATCATATTCATCTTGAGTATTGATTGAAAGAATTTTATAATTTGCATTTGACCCTCCACTTGTTGTTCCCATACCAACTACAGATTCCCCCCGAATAAAACTTCCATTTAAAGTTTTGACTTGAAGTATTCTTGTATCATAATCCCAATCATTTACATAAGCAGTAGTTCCTGTCGAAACTCCTCTTACTATTTCGTTGAATATATAATTGCCCGTAGATACACCAACAGGTGAAGATATTGTAACTACTGGTGGCTGTGTATAACCTGCCCCAGCATTAGTATAACGAATTGAAGTTACAATACCAGAAGAATTAATAAATGCTTGTGCAGTTGCATTTGTTCCACCAACAGGTGCAGTACTTATTGCGACAATAGGTGCAGTAGAATAACCAACACCACCATCAATTAAATTTATTGGACCCAAAGAACCAGAAGATATAATTGCTGTTGCTATTCCTCCAGAACCACTACTACTTATAATACTAACAGTGGGTGCAATTGTATATCCAATACCTGGATTTATAACTAAAATTTTATCAATTGAACTTCCAGTTTGACTGGAACGACTCGTCATTATTGCAACTGCTGTCGCATTTATACCTCCAGAAGGAGCAGTACTTATTGCAACAATCGGAACAGAAAGATAACCAGTCCCATCATTAATTAAATCTATTTTTGATACCGAATTGCCACCAATACCCGGCGCAAGACTAGATGCAAGTTGTACAGTTGCAGATGTTGATGTTGCGCCTAAACCAACCATAATAAGTTTTACGATATATCCAAAATCTTTTACTGATTCGTCAACTTCATTAATACTTGTATTAATTACATCATCTGCTTCATAGTCCATCACTTCACATCTTAATTCGTAAACATATAAATTATTTAATTGATAAAATGGTTTTTTTCCTTCTACATATTTGATTTCAAAAATTGTATTATCTAATGGGAGATAAATTAAATCTCCCTCTTGAGGTCTTGATGATACTTCAATTTGTGTATTTAAAGAAATAAATGGACTAATAAAATCTTCATATCTTTCTTTTGATATTACAAAAGTAACTTCATCAGTAGTTTTTACTCCAAATTTTGATAGAATGTCTCCTTGACCTCCAAATCCCTCATAATTGACTAAATATGCTTCAATTCTGAATGAATCATCAAATTTTGATGATGTTATTTCCTTTAATATTGTATTTTTATTGATAATATTTCTTGGAAGATATACTATATCTTGTCCATACATTCTCAATTGTTCATTAATCAAATCTTGTACTAATCTTTGTTCACTAGAAGAACCCTGCAAAAAATATGGATTAAGTGGAGACATAATTATACTCTACTAAAGGTATATCCACGATGACGAGTTTGTCCTTTTTTATTCAAACACCTACAAATCGCACTAGTATCCCCACTAATATAATCTGCACATTCCTTTATTGATTGAAATTTTTTATTTAATTCATTTATCATAACTGATTTTGATGGTATATGATTTCCTTTGCCTTTTTTTGTATTTGATATTTTTTTGCCTCTTTTTTTTCTGTCTTCAACCGACAAATTATCCCAAAATTTTTGTACTCCTGCAATATGATTATTATTTCCTTTTTTCATACGAGGGGGATTCTCTCCACCATCAGTTTTGTTATAAAGAATACCTGTTCCCAAATCCTTTCTTCCATATTTTTTTATATAAATTTTTTCCATTTGCATCGCATCTTCCTCTGTAAGATTATCTGCAACTTTTATTCTTCTTTCTTTTGGGGGAAGACTTATTCCAGGATGAGCTTTACTATCTATCCTACCATTGCACCCTTTACCAACATAGTAAGGAGTACCATCTTCTCGGTTATAAAAGTAGCAATAGTATTTTTTCATATCTTAACCTATAAGGTCCATTGGAGGTAATTCGTATTCCGTTTTAAGTTGATTTTCTGCTTCTTCTATTTCTTTAACTGCATCATCAAAAAGTTGTCTTCCATTAAGTTGCACACCACCAGGAAGCAATACACCTTGGAATTTAATCATATTCTGTCCCCACTGTCTTTTGATTAGTGCAGTTAAATATTTTTTTAACCACCAATCATTATAAACACTTGATGCATCTGCGGGATTTACCATTCTATAACAATCAAATATAAGATAATTATTTGGTCCCATTTGGCTCCAATCAATATCTAAATATAATCTATGATTTTTTTTATTAAATCTAGTTTGAATGTCTGGAGTAATAATTCTACTTAAATCTTCCAAATAGGTTTTGACCATTGCATAATTTAAAATATCAAGTGCTCCATAATAATATAAATCATTTAAAAATAATTGATATTTGATATTAAATAAACCACCAGAAATTGTACTGGAGTCTACCTTGAATACATTATTTACACCAATTACATGATCGGGAAGTTGTATAAAGTTATTAGATTCTGTATAAGAAACAGTAGTAATTCCAACATTGGAAGATGCAGTTGAAGTTGTGACTCCTGTTCTTATAGAATCTAATTGACTTTGTGATAACTGATGTTTTAAGAATACTTTTTCAATTCCATCATAATGTCTTTCATTAAAATATTGAATTGCATCATCAACTAAATCATCAATTTGATCATCATCTACGTTAATTTCTATTACCGGATATCCAAGTTTTCTTAAACAATAATCTATTAAACCTTGACGTGATGATGGTTGAGCCATTGTTAGAAACCTGCCTCTTCGTATTTATCTTCTTCTTTTAACTTTTTTGTTTTATTTTTAATCAAATCGTCATATTTTTTTTGAAGTTCCAAATTTGCAATTAGAAGTTTATTTTTTTCATCTTCATAATCTTGAACTAAAGATTGCATTTTTGCTTCCAAAAGAATATTCTGATTTAGTAGATTTGAAATTTTTTGCGTGTATACATTTATTAAAATATTCACATCAACATCATTATTCATAATTAGAATTGACCTCCATCTATAGTGTCAGTCCAAACAGGAACATTTGAAGCATTTGTGGTCAAAATATAATTTGAAGTACTTGCATAACCAACTTCTGGAGATGTAGTACTTGTAAGTTTTCCATTTGAATCAAAATATGCAGATCCTCTGGTACTAATGCCAGAAGATGTAAAATTAAGATATAAAGCTCCAATATCAAGAGTACCCTTAGTTCCTGATACTACACTATTTGTAAATGTAGCATCAGGAATAAAAGTAAGGTAACCAGTAGAATCTTTGTAACCAAAGAAACCTTTTTTATAATTTGCAACACCAGAACTTGTATTGTATTCAAAAGAAATACCACGATCAGTATTTGTATCATAATAATGTTGTACTGTTAACTGCGTAGTCGTTGTAATTCCAGAAGTTGTGGTTCCAGAAATTGTAATAACTTTAGAGGTAGAATTATATGCTGTAACAGTTCTATCGGCAGTCGTTACTGGAAGTCCATTTGGCCCAGAAATAATATCGCCGGTATTGATACCAACAACTGAATCTAATGTAATTGTACTCACACCAGAAGCAACAGTGCCCATAATGGTCCTGATGCTTGTAATATCCCCAAGATTGAATATTACTTCATTTGCACTTACAGTGCTTGAATTTACTGTAGTTGTAGTTCCATCTACTTGCAAATCACCTTTAATAACAACAGTGCCCTGATTGCTTAATGCATCTGGATATGGGTCAATATAAAGAGTATTTCCTCCACCGGATTTAGTAGAAATTACATTCGAACTAATTCCAATATTATCAATTATTGCTCCACCGATATTAGTAAATACGCCAGAGTGTGTAATTGATCCAGTAAATGTACTAACTCCGATTATAGTATGTATATCACTACCAGACTCACCTAAATTTGTATTTCCTTGTACTATCAGATTACCAGTAAGAGTCTGATTTGCTGTTACGTTTAAACTACCACCAATATAAACATTACTTGCAATTCCAACACCACCAGATACAACTAAAGCACCAGTTGCAGATGAACTTGAGGTTGTTGTTCCATTAATTTTTACATCACTTGCAAAAGTACCAAATCCTGCCTTAGATACGACAAATTTTGATACGCCACCTACTTGGAAATCAACTAGTTTTGAAGAACTAGCAGATTGAGTATCTGTTATGTTTACTCTTAGACCAGTAAAATCTATACCAGAATTATTCCAAGTTCCTGTTGCATTTAGAATTGGATTATCTGAAGATAATGATCCTTGGGTTATTGTAGTTGATCCATTTGTCGTATCAACTACAAATCTATTTGTAAGTCCATCATTAATATTAAATGTTTGTGATGTTCCTCCAGTAAAAGTTAAATCTCCAGTACCATTTGGATCAATGACAACATCGCCATTTGTAGATGAAACTGTATTTCCATCAATTGTAATATTATCTACATTCCATTGATCAACTTTACGATATTGATCCAAAACAGGAACAAACCCATTTGCTGGAGTTGTTGGATTTGATTGACCCGCAACTAATCCAGGAGCAATGCTTAAAAGGTCTGTATAGTATCTACCACCAACTATTTGTGGATTTGAAGAATTGTCACCAGCAAATAATCTTCCTCCAAAGTTTCCATTGGTTCCTACACCAACTGTAAGACCAAGTTCTCCAAAATTTAAACTACCTGGAGATACAGTTCCTGTGGACCTTTTAACTCTAATTATACTTGCCATTAAAAGTTACCTCCGTTGATGTCCAAATTTTGAGTGTTACTTGGTGTTAATGATAAAGTTGCTTCCCACTTAGATATTGAAGAATTATATACTAGGACCATACCATTTAATAATCCGCCCGTCATATCAACATCATCCAATCCAGCTAAAGTTCCACTACTACCAGAAAGAGACGATATAACTTTAAGTGCATTTTGGGATCCAACTCTGACTTTTATGTCTGCCATTTTTATTATCCTGTGGTAATTCCAGCAGTAACAAGTGCGCTACCTTCAACGACTCTAGTTTTTACAAATCCATCATTCACTAATACATCATAACAATATCTTCCTGGTTTTAACCCTGATGTTATTGTTGACCCCAAAGATAACGTCAATTTTCCATTACTTGGACCAGGAAAAGAAACAATAAATGTGGCAGCAGTAGAACTAGATGAGGGATGCTTCTTCATTTTTGAAGTAGCAGTATATCCAGTCAAATTTAATGGTGTATTCGAAGTAGTCTCAAGATAAAATGTCTGAGTAAAATCAGATCCAACATCAATTACTATGTTACTAACATATGCTGCCATTGAATGTAAATATACTACTTTCTAATATATTTATCATTTAGATAATATTAATTTCTTTAATAAATCTTTTATTTCGTCAATATCATTTTTAATCTTTATTACATCTTCTTCTATTTGTTTTGATTTTCCAATTTCTTTCATTTTATCTTCTTTTGCTTTTAGATATTTTTGATAGTCAAGACTTGAGCAATTAATAATTGCATTAGTTTTTTCGTCCCTAAACAAAAAATTATGATCTTTTACTGGTATCATGATTTTGTTGCAATTACTCTTAAATCTTTAATTTTTGGATACAAAGCTTGATTTGTTCCAGACATTAAAATTTTAATTTGAAGTCCATTAAATAAAGGAAGAGCATCTGCCGTAAACTCATAACTTCCAAAATCATTAAAGTTTATAGAAGGAATAACTAAATTATCCGGTAAACTATTATTATCTTTTTCATTTATTATATTTCCATTATTGTCTAAATTTGTATATCCTGGAAATAATTCAAATGCTTGTTGTTGTGATGATGTATCATCTCTCAGAATTCTATACATTACTCTAATGTCACTAGATGCATCTCGATAAGCATCAAATAGTACTTTTAAACTATCCGCAGATTGTTTTAATTTAATAATTTTTGAAACATAAATCGCTGCATGTGGGTCATCAGTTAAACTATTTACTCTAGAATCCGTCACATAATTATCTACTGGTTTATTTAATCTTGTCATTACTGTAATAATATTAGTTCGATCTAAGTCAATCATTGGTGATACTTTTGGATCACCAGTCGAAAGTAACATTTCTAAAGTAAATGATTTTGCCCCTGGATAATTCGATAATCTTGCTGTTTCATTTATTTTTGAAGAAATAATTCTTGGTGATGTTAAAATATTATTAGAATTTAAAGAAATATCTTGATAACCTTGATCTACGAATGATATTTCATTGCCATCCGCACTTGTTCCTGAAAATGTTCTTATTTTGGAACTAATTTCTGTAGTTTGTGGTAATAGTGTTTGAATATTTGGTCTTATAATATTAAATTGAATATTTTGAGATGCTTTTGGTCCTTTTGTAGATTTAACAACAGGAGAAAATGCTTCATATGTTCCTCCTGATTTTGTTTCATTAAAAAATAATTCAGAAAAACCATTTACATTACCGGTAGATCTATCTAAACCTCCAGTAGATTGGTCTAATGCTATACTATATTCATCCAAATCAATATTATAAGATCCAGAAATTGTATGAGTTTTATTTATTCTTTTTAAAGAAACACCATTTAATTCATATTTAAACACTAATTGATTAGCATCATATGACTCTGGAATAGTACCTCTGACGATTCCAGTTATAGTATTTGTTGCCACATTTGCCGATGTATATCCAACAATTTCATCTTTAATTAATATGTAACCCGTATTTCCTGCACCTACTGGAATATTTTCAAACGTTGTAAGTATTCCAACGGAAGAAGTAAATGAAATATCAGCAGTTGAAGTATTACTATAAGATGTTGCTAATTTTAATGGTGCTAAATCTGGTTCAATTCCACTTAAAATTACTTTATTTTGAGAAGAATACATTCCATGATTATTATGATTTACTTTAAATCGTAATCCGTCTTTAATTTCGACAATAGATGTTATGCTAGAATTAGATATAGTTGCAATTCCGGAAGATCCTTCATATTGAAGGTATTTTGTCGGATCTGTGTCATTTATTTTTCCTTGAATATTGTCAATAATTAAACTATTTACCGATGTAATAATACCAGCAGTATTTGGAATACTTAAAATGAGATTCTTTCCAAGATTTCCTGTATTTGTTGATGCAACACTTAAAATATCACCAACAGCATAACCAGTTCCTCCAATAGAAACTGTTGCTGCTATTGCTACTCCATTATTTACAGTCAAATTTACTTTAGCTCCTCTACCAAAACCACTAATACTAATCAAGTCTACATTTGAGAATACTGTAGTCGTATATCCCGTTCCTGGATTTGTTATTACCAATGTTCCAGTTGTTCCTGTACTGATACCACCAAGAACTTTTACTAATTTTGAAGAAAAATTAGAATTATTTTTTTGTGTAATTTTAACACCAGAAGAAAGATTTTGTTGATCAGACGATGAAATACTAGTCCCAATACCAATAAAACTCGATTTAGAATACATTTGAATTGGATTTGATCTCAGCGATACAACTTGATCATTTCCGATGTCTAAATTTGGATTATAAAATCTCACAGATCCAGCATCAGTTACAAAATTTGCACGATAAATTGTTAATTTCAAATCTTCAAGTTGACTTGGATCCCAAGTAGAACCATTTTGGGATTTAAATAATGACCCCAAAAGTGGTTGTTGTGAAACTATTATTTTTTCTGCTTCTGGTCTTGAAAGTGTAGAAATGTCCGTTTCTGTCATTCTAGAAATCCAAACATTGTATTCGTCAGATGCAGATAAAAGAACTACAGAATAAGAATTTGATGTTTCAAGATAAACTGGAGATGGAAATGTAAATGTGGTTGGAATTGAAGCATCATCAGAGACAGATACTTGATCTGGATTTAAAATAACTTCACCAAAAGGCAAAATTGTTTGAGTAGGAAGTCCAGTATTCATAGTTCTAACTTGTAGAGTAACTGGAAGATTGTTTGTTGATTTGGATTGAAAATAAATATCACATTTAGTTATAAATACACCATTCGAATCCGCAACTTCAAATGATTGTGCAAGTGGATCTACCCATCTTGTTTGTGTTACTGTGCGATTTGAAAATGTAGTATTTGATACTAATCTTGTATCAGTTTCTGTAGTTATTCTATCATCGGTTCTAGTATTTCTTGATATATCAGCATTTCTGATACGTAATGTTGTTGCTTCTACATTATCTAATGTTCCACTAGAAGAAAAACTAGTTTCGCCTGAACTTTGTGCGGAACCAGAAACTGTTGAATTTGTAGAACTTGTAGTTAATGTAAGAGTTTTTGTTCCTGTCGTAAATACTGGTGCCGATGGAGAAATTGGATCTGGTATAAAAAATGATCCAATAAACGTACCGGCATTATCACTAATTAATCTTAAATTGTTAATATTTGCTATTGCGCCACTCGATTGTCCAATCAATTTCATTCCTACTGCAATGCATCCATAAAAACTCGAATCCGATTGTAGTTCTAAACTTGCCGTATCAACATTTAACAAATTGGTAGTTGAAGAATAAGAAGAAGAAATTATACTAGTTGTATCGTATGGATTTGATACATACACTTCTGATGGATTATTATAAGGTCCATACTTATGATTTTGTGTCGATAATCTAAATTTAATGGTTTTTGATCCCAATACACCAGTAATAGTTTCTCCATTAATAAAAGTTCCACTAGACATAGAAACTTCTAATAGTTTTGGTATTACATAATTTGTAATGTCAATATTGTCAAAAAATGCATAAAATTGACTATTTGGTTTGAGCCTTCTTGCTATCATTTCAATATTTCTAGATCTCATATATGTTAAAATTTCTCTAGAAATTACTTTATCTCCAAGATTTGTTGTGTTAAATCTTTCGGAAACTCCAAATTGAATTCCATTTCTTGTTTGATTTCTTGTTGTAATTGATGTTTGATTTGAAAAATTAATAAAACTATCTTGAAATGTTTGTGCTGTGGTGATTGGGATTCCAAAGTTTTGTCCATCATTTGTAAATCCACCACTTTGGAATGAGGATTCGGAAAGTAAAGACGTTCCAGTTTGTGACGAAAAAACTGTTGGACCTTGAGATTGTTGTATTCCCGTCCAAGTGGTCTCCCAAGATCCCCAATCGACTGGCGATAATCCAGTATTTGTGTCAACACTTAGTTGTTGTATTGCAGAATTATAAGAACCTTCAATATCTGCAGTTTTCTCTGTTTTTCTAGTTTCAATCCAAGTATCTGACGAAGGATTTAATTCAATAGTACCTATCCAATTTACAACATTAAATGGATTTACATTTACGAATCTAGTTGCGTATTTATTTTTAACATATTCAACATCAGTATATTTCAAACATACAACATCACCAACTCTTGTGATATTTGGGGAACCAAGATCATTTACAAATCTTAAATCTGCATTTGGGTCAGAAACATTTCCAATACCAATTATTGATTCTGACCCTAATAAAAGATCAATACTTGTAGTATATGGTTGTGGTTTTAATTCTCCAGAATTTGCATCAATACTACTTCTATATAAACGATTTGAAATATCCCCACCATTATATGATTTAAAATTATCTACAAAAAAACCACATTTAAACCTATCTAATTGTGTAGTTTTATCTCTAATTGTTAAATTTTGAGTATCGGTTTCAAGTAAAGACAAAGAAGTGTAATATTCCACATTCGAAAGTCTTTTATCAAGACTTGATATATCTTGCATTCTATATCTTTTATGAGCTGCTAAACTTATTTTTGCGCTAGATGCATTAAATAAATATGCAGGTAAATATACTGTTCCTATTTCTAATGAAGAATCCAGACCATTTGGAACTTTTGGTGCGAGTGAAGGAACACCTTTATTGATAATAAATGCCCCATCTTTATCTAAGAAAATTCTATCTATTCTAGATAGGTAATAATCATAAGATAGATTTATATTTTTATTTTTTGCAAAAATATCAGTAGATGATCCATTTAGTGGTTCAAATATTCTTGATTGGAAATCAAATGGTGATAGAGATCCGGAATAACTAGATACCTTTGGTCTGCAATCTAGAACATCTGTTAATCTAATTCCATCAACAAATGATATATCTTGATCATATCGATCTTTATCATATGAATTTACACCAACAAAATCACCAGTGTCTGAAGAACTTATAGTATAATGATTGTAAATTATTTTAATTTTTTTAGATGGGGCAACACTATCTGACTTTCTTATAATTCTTGAATAATCTAAATATTCCGATCTTTGCCCATCATCAAATATATAATTATTTTTTATATTTTTATCACCGGGAAATTGAAAAGAGACAGATGCTTGAATTTGTGATTCTTGAAAAATGATGGTTTCATTTATTGAAAATAAATTTTCATTTAAATAAACTATATCAATTTGATTTGTTCCTACAGATGATACTAATATTGCTACTGCTCCACTAGATTTTCCTATAATTAATTCACCTTTTACTGAATTTAAAACATTTGATGTTAAATTTATAAGTTGTAAATATGGTAAGGATGGATTTCCTGTTGTTGATGATTCAACAACTGCAATAACATTCGAAACATCTGGAATATTTAAAGAAATTTCTTTATCTTGAACTCTAATACCATATATCGAACTATAAGCCAATCCGTCATTAAGTGTAGTTCCACCGATACCAGAACCTTGAGATGATGACTTGTTAACAATTAGTGATGAACATCTATTAAAAATTTTCTTTTTAGTTTTAGCATTTATTTTATTTAAAGTGTAAGTAAATGTTGCTAATCCATTTTGACTTATATTAAATAATCTATTATTTTGAAGATCAACTTTTTGATTTGAAAGTGTTTCTATTGTTCCATTAGAAAATGTTAAATTATAATCTTCTTCATCAAATGGAACAAATGTTAAATCTGCAGAAGTTAATAATGAAGATAAATTGGTATATCCATTATTAGTAATTGTAATCAATATACTTCTTCTTATTGTGATATCGGATCCAGTTAAATTTAAGTTGGCAATATTTGATTTATTTAATTTAGAATATAGAGACACGTTTGTAGTATTTAAAACTTCAAGTGTAACTTTTTTGAGATCATTAGTCGTAATTGCAGAACTTGGAAGAGATCCAGAACAAATTCCAGAAATAGATGGCAATGCTACAATTTGCAAACTTTTGGAAGAGGTGCTGATTTGATTTACTTGATTATAAACGGGTAAACTTTCTCCCTGTTTGCTGTAAGAAATGATATCACCTGTGTTTATTCCAATATAAAAATTCTGATTTGAAGTTGTAACTGTACTAATTCCACCAGAATTTGCCGAAATAGTAAATTGTGTACCAGTTGGTGCAATTGATATTTGATTGGAAAGTAATGGATCTCCAGTAAAACTTACTCCATTTCCAACTAATTGGTGAACATCGGAAAAATTATAGTCTCTAATATTGACAATTGTTCTTTCTGTAGTTTCGTTTATTTCTATTGTTTCTTCTTTAATAAAAGAACCAGAAACTTGATACAATTTCATAATATTTGATGAACTCATACTATTCACAAGATAACCAGTTGCTCCGCTATTTTTGCCTTTAATAAATGCTGGCAGTGTTTGAGATAATGTTGCATTTAATGTTAAAATTGTATATGTTTGTATATCATACAATGATATTTCAAATTGAGTGATTGCATTGGCATATGGAGCATTTTTTAATTTAAGATCATAAACTCTAGAAATTCCAATTTGTTCTCCTGAAGATATACCAGCAGTTGCAGTTCTTCCATTGTACAGATTTACATACGATGTTGTACCAAAACCAACTGGAATAGAACCGGTCACGTTATTTAAAACTATTTGTCTGCCAAGATTAAACGGGATTGCTTGATTGTAATCAGTGTCTGTAGTTCTTGGTTTTTCTAAATCAATTATTGTATTATTAATGGTTTCTACTTCATAACCTCTTATGTAAGCTTTTCCTGGGCTTACTGAAAGGCAAAGTAAATCTTTGGATACTTGATTTCCTTGTTTTGTTTTTTGATTTTCAAAATATATTCCATTATTTCCAGTTCTATTATTTAAACATTCTTTTGGTACTATATCAAATGACTTAATGTAATAGTCACCACTTTCGTCATATGTTCTTCTTGCCAATTCATCACGAATTAAATTGTAATTTGTATTTTTTACAAATTTTTGCAATAAACCATTTTCTACTCTTAAAAGTTCAATAAAATTTTCATCATTAAAATCTTCAATATTTTTTTTAATTAATGATGTAGATATTTTTAATCTATCTGCTCCTGGAGCCGCATAATTTGAAAAACCTTGGGCATTATCAAATAAATCAAGATATTCATCAGATGCTACAACTATTTCTTCATTAATTAAAAGTCCTACTCTGTAACTTGGCACATTTGTATATTGGTCAAGTATTATTGTTTCTTTGTTTATATTTACAAAAAAACCACGAATAAAATAAATACCTTCTTCGATTTTAGCAGCAGAACCAATAGCAGTAGAATTTGAAAGTATTGTTGTCGCAAATGTTGTTCCAGTTCTTATTGTTGATAGCGAATAAGTAATATCTTCTAAAGTAACTAAATTTTCTCCATCTACAAATGTATTTGTAGTAAAATCGGTTTCACCGGAACTTTGATATTTAATATAAAGGGTATAGTTATTATTTTCGGAATCCGAACTATTAATATAAGTTTCTACCTTTGCTTTAACACCACTAGTTTCACCTTGAATTAATTTTCCAATTAAACTTTCAATATAAAGAGAAACTGGAAGACCCAAATGTGATTCATCTATTTGAACGCAAGTATACTCGGAATCGTATGCTATTTGTCCAGGAATGACCATTGCACCTTCTTTGAATAAGTGCTTACCAAACTTTTCAATTTGGTTTTGTAGTATTGATTGTAATGTTGTTAATTCTCTAGCTTGTATTGGAGTTCCAGGTTTAAATAAAACTTTTTGATAATTATTTGAATCAGAAAAATCATCAAAATATGGTGATACATTTAAATTGGTGTTTTGTGGCATTTTCTTTTAAAATTCCAATACGATTTTTACATCTTCTTTTTGGCTAGAAGATCTGGGAATTGCTGATCTATTATCTATGTATATGATTTCTCCGGACCTTTTATTATATTCTGCTGATGCAATACCGGAATTAAAAGTAATTCCAAGTTGATATGTTCGATTATTTATGATTGTCGATATACCACTAAATCCAGAACTAATTGATAATGGTGTAGTTCCATTCATAGATGAACCAGTAATCAATAAACTACCACCAGACCCAGGAGATGAAGTAAATTTATTTATTTTATATCCAACACCAGTTGTTCCTAATCCAACTGGTTGGTAATATTTAAGAACTCCTGTAATGTTATCCCAAGATGCTACAAAACCAATTGCAGTAGATCCAGTGCTAATAGTTTGAGTAATCGTAGAATCTACAGCATAGGTTGTTGCGGTGGTTGCACTTCCGGTAAACTTAAGAGCACTAAGACCACTCACCAAAGAAGTATTTAAAATTTCGGTATTACTTCCTGATATTGTAGGATTTTTGATAATACCAACTCTTGCAAAATCATTACCAGAAATAATATCAGGATTTGATTCTAAAGTTTCATATCTAGAATATACAAGAACACGATATGCTCCTAGTTCTCTGTAAATATCATATCCATGCCCACCTTTTGGTGGTATGATTACATCAAATGTGGCAAGTGATGTGGCACCTATTCCTGTATTTAATAAAGATGTTGTAAGACCTGGAGCACCTGGAGAGAATTGGATAGTTGCATTTGTATATCCTTGCCCTCCATCAGTAACATAAACATCCATAACTTTTCCAAAAGAATCAGTAGTTACAGTTACTTTACCATCAGAACCATCTCCTAAAATTGGTATATTTGTAAATGTCGAAGATGCTGGTTCGTAATTATTTCCTCTTTGTTTAATGACAACTGAATGTATTTTTCCATCTATAGAATTTTCTTTAATTGATATACTCTCTCCAACTATTCCCCAATTTTCTGGAACAGGTATAAATTCAATTGAATCAAACTTTACAATTTCCGATGGTTTAATTGTATAAAGATATTTCCAAATATATCCATCTCCACTTGTTCCTGCTGCTCTTTGTTCTAAATCAATAAAAGATGGTTCATCATATGAAGGTCTTCCGTTTGGATTTTCTGGATCTGTTCCATTTTGAATGCAAATATAAACTCTTAAATCTTCATTAACTACATAGTAATTTGCTTGATATAAACTTGATTGTTGTGTTACTGGTGTTTTGTTATAAATATTATAATCATTTCTATACATTTCATAAGTTGTTCCAGCAGTCCAAGTAACTTTTCGAATCATTCTACGAACATCATCCGTAGTAACTTGTTTCATTGCAATTATTGTATCTTTGATGTCATTTTCTTCCTTAAATCCGTCCAATGGAGATGGCCCAGTGTTCCAAGTAGATGATCCTCCGGCTAAAGGATTTGTAGAATTTGGTTGTCCAATAAAAGTATAATAACGATTAAAAGTTTGTCCAATACCAATAAAACTTTTAACAAAGGTTTCGGCATTTAATATTCTAAATTGGTCAGATATAATAGCAGGCATTTTATTTGATATTTATGTTTATTTATTTACTTTTAAACAAACCTCTTGTTCTTGTAACTTCCGGAGCAGTCGAAAGTCCAATTAAACCATTATTAGTGTTTAATGTAAATTCTTTTGGAGAACCAAGTGATCTATTTTGATAATCATATATCTTACCCCAACTATAATTTCCATAATAACCATTTGTTGTTATTCCAGGATTTATCGTAAAATTAATTCCGGACCCTGTTGATGGATTGGGAAGAAATGTACAAGTAACAGTCACTATTCCTACTACAGACGAATTGATTGGTTTTTCTACTATATCGGCACGATATAATCCATCAATAAATGAAGTTGCAGTACCAACAACTTCCCAAGAAGTAGAATTCGTAGTTATTCCGGTTAAGGAATGTCCACACTGAACATTACTATTATATATTATGAAATAATCTCCTGCCGAAATTCCACTTGAATTTATATTATAACTATTAAGAGCAGAATACCCTATTCCTAATTGAGTATTATCATAAGATTCGGTTTTTAATTTAATTTTTATTTTTGGTATAGTTGAACCGATACTAATGCTGGTATCGATACCCACTATAATACCAAAATCACCCTTTGCCTTGATTGATTCGATTTCTTCTATTTTTGTTTTTTCTGATTCAATTAATACTTTTGGTGGATTTGCTTGATTATATCCAAAACCGGGATTTGTAATTATGATAGAAGTTACAATTCCAGATTTTGCATCTGAAATTGCTGATGCAAAATTATAAACAGGAACAGAATAAATTGAAGTGGCCCCAGATCCAACAGAAATGTATCTATCTTCAACAATTGAATAATTAATATCTTTTAATACATTTGATTGATTTGTGGATCTCTGAGTCCAATTTTGAAGATTGAATGAATAATATAATATCCCATTTGAATTTAATAATGTATATAAGTTGTAATATGAATTATAATGTATATTTGTAAAATTACCAGAAATATTGGGAGCAATCTGCACCCAACTAGTTCCATTGGTAGAAGTTCTAATTTCGGAATTGTTACCAACAGTTATAAATTGAGATCCAGTCCAAATAACTTTATTTAAATTTTCTCCTGTAATATTATTAGAACTCCAAAATGTTCCTACATCACTTGTAATAACTGTTCCATTATTTCCAACTGCAACAATAATATTTCCTATAGAAATTGATTTTAAATCATCAATTGTATTTGATGGTTTTTTAACAAATTCTGTACTACCAAATCCAACTGCAGAAAAAATTGCACCACCACAACCAACAGAAATCCATTTATCTATAGATGATGAATATTTAATGTCGGTCAATGATGAAATATAATTACTTAATGATCTAGTTACAATACCAAATTGAGAAGTTTCTTCGTATTTATTGTATTCGGTCCAAGAAGATATCGTTACACCAAATCCAATAGATCTTACAATTTTACCTTGTTCCCCAACAGCAATATAATAATTTGTAGAACCCAACCCAACAGAATTGAAGGAAATTGTTCTACCATACCCAATATTTGTTATTGTATTGAATGATGTTCCATTTGTTGTAATTGCCACTATTCCACTTTGTCCAACAGACACTATAGGATTTCCAATAGTAAATGATAATAATGAGGTATTTGTCGATAATCCACTCGTAGGCAACCAATTTAATATTGGATCTTTACTTTCAACTGATATTGTTGATATTGAAACTTTTGGAGAAATTGTCGATGCATATCCAATACCTCCAGTAGAAATTGCAATAGAAGATATTGTATTTGCAATTGATACAACTGCTGTTGCAATTCCTGCTTCTGTGTCTTTATTTTCAATTATTAATACATTTCTGTCTGCTTCTTCTATTAAATCAATATCAGTAAATAAAGGATATGCATTATTTACATATATTGACGTATCTGTAGCACTTAAGTTTGTAATAATTCTAGTTGTGGGTCTAATCGTTGATATTAAACTTGGTCTTGCTTTAGAAACTAAAGAACCAAGAATAACTCTATCTTCTGTTTGTTTTGTCCATTTTAATGGTCTAAATTTATCCGGATTTATATTGATCCCAATACTATCATAATTATAAGTATCAAGTTGATCTGATGCAACAATTTTTTTAACTACTCTTTCAAATTGTTCTCTATCTAAATTATCGTAAATATTTTCTCCAATTTGAACAATATCCCCCTCTTTAATTGTTTTTGGTGGAATAATTGTTTCAACATCTAAAGAAGAACCTTTGTAAAATACAACAGAACATTTTGAGTTTATTTTTGGTGGTTCATTAAAAACTATTCTAGAACCAGAAAATGTGTAAGATTCTCCTGGTACTTGAAGTATATCATTCAAGAATATAAAGATATTATTTTGTAATATAATATCAGACCCAAAATTCTTTTTCAAATCAACTATTTCAGTATTTCCACTACTAGTTTGTGTTAATGTAAATTTTTTGCGAGATTCATTAAAATATTGAGAAAAATCATCAAAATAAATAAATTGTCCAGGATAAAAACCACTAAATTTATCTGTTAGAGTTTCTGTCACTGTAAGTTTAAACTCTTGAAATCCTGCACCAATCGTTGGATTTGTAGTTAATCCAACTACTTTAAGAATATCTCCAACTTTATACCCAACACCAGGATTGTCCAAATTAAAACCAATAACACTTGAACCAGATCCAACTTGAATTGATACTTTTGCATCAGTTCCAACTCCAGATGAACCACTAGTATACGCAACACCAAGATTGCTGTATGCAAGAGGTAAGTCGATATTTACATATACTGGTGAAGATGAGGTATATCCAATTCCGCCATTAATGATTGAAAGTGACGACAATGTACCACCAACACCAACATTAGCCGTTATAGACGCACCAGAACCAACATTAGACGTAATACTGATGCTTGGAGGTGTTCTATAACCACTACCACCACCTTTTATGGTAATTGAGGTAATTGTCCCTGCAGATGAAACTGATGCTGTTGCTGCTGCTCCAATTAATGGTTGATAACCAAATCCAGTTGTAATTGCAACATTTACGATTTTTCCAGCATTTGGGATACCAGTTAAAAATTTAATAGTATTATTTCCGGGTGTATCAATTGAATAATCTACTTCTGGACCTTGGAAAACATTGTTTATAAGTATAATCGGATTATTGTTAATGTCTGTAGAACTATTTGTGTCTGTATACAATCCAACAACACTATTTCCATTTGATTTTAAATTAAATTGTGTTGCTGCAATTCCAGTAAAATTAGTAGAAATATCATCTAAAATTAAATTTTTATCATTTGGACTTGAAGAATCAAATGCCCTAGAGAATGCTCTACCAGAGAAGAAAGATGATACTTTAAATTGAGGGTCCGTTGATGCTATTGCTGGTCCATATGGTGGAGTAGAAAAATATATTACATCATCTATGATATTAAAATCACCAGTATGAACAGTAACCGCAGAACCTATTGTGTGCCCAGCAGCAACTGTTCCCATAAATGAACGAGTAACATCTATTTTATTTGTAGATCCAATACCAACAGAAATGATTTTTAAAAATTCATTGTTAATTTTTAAAATGTCTGATCCTGATATAGAATTAATACCAGAAGAAATGTATATTGCGGTTGATCCAATACCGATTGATGTAGAAAGACCTATTGTAATATTTTTTCGATGAACTGCACTTTGGATTATATTATCTATAGAAATAATTACATTTTCATTTGGATTTTTAAAACTAAATGATTGAGTTCCAGAACCATATGAAACTAAATTAAAAGGAGTCGAAATTGTTGTAGATAATCCACAAAGTTGAAAATTATTTACGTCAATTTTACGAACAAAAACATTTGATGGTAGTTTTTTAGTTCCCAGTAATGTCGGAGAAAGATAAACATTATCTGCAGGTGTAGATCCACCAATATAAGTTCCAGCAATTGATATTTGGTCAGTTGATGCATAACCAGAACCACCATTCACTACAGACACTAAACTAATATCTCGATTTGCATTTCTGAATACATTAAAAATCGCACCTGTACCTATTCCACTAGAAGAAGAAGGCACATTATTGTAAGTCGCATTTGCAGATCCGGATCTGGTAGATGATAGTTTAGATATTGTAAAATACAGATTATTGGTGGGTGTTGCCCCACCCATATATGTTCCAGCAATTGAAATTTTTTGCCCTACAGAATATCCACTTCCACCATCAATTAACTGTATTGATGTACTTAATGGTATTCCAGTACCACCATTGTAAGTGATAAGAACTTGAAATAGTGCTCCTGTACCAATTCCAGTATTTACTTGTCCGGGAATAGGATTACCAAATCCAAAATATTGAATAACAGGACCAGGGGGAGATATAGTAGTGCTAATTCCAGTAACAATTCCAGTATATGGGACATAATTATTATATCCATTTTCATATATTGCACTTCCTATTCCTGCTCCCACATTTATTAGTATATCAAGAGTTCCCGTTGCATATGATGTGGTAGCAATGCCTATAGTTGTCCCAACTCCAGAATTGTAAATTATTTCTTGCCCAGATTGAAATCCATGATTTGGGATAATAAATTTATCATTTGATAAATCGACAATTGTACTAGCAGATCCAACAAATTCTCTATAAAATAATGAATTTTCCGAACTTTTAAGTTTAAATGAAGACAAACCAACGATTGTTCCTCCAATTGTGCTAGTAATTCCTGTAAATTGTGAACTAATATCATCAATTAATGAAACTTTATTGGTCTTATTTAATATAAAAGTCCTCAAAGCAGTTCCTTCTGGGAAATAAATCCTTTCTACGGATTCGTCATCTAAAACATCTTCTTCATATACCATCGAAAAATTATGTTTTGTATATAAAGAATCAAAGCTATCCATATTTACAAGTAATGTTGTTTCCGATGATGCAACAGAAACTTTCATATTTGTAGATTTAGCAATTCCAAGATTAACTGGACCACTGGTGGGTATTCCAATTATATTTAAATCTGAAAATTCTTTAAATCCAGATGGGTGTATAATTGATTTTATAGATTCTTTCCAAGTTGAGTATGGTATTTCGCTTTTAATTGAATATGAGAATTTTTGATAATAATTATTATCTGATATTCTTTGCTGATAATCGTTCAAAAAACCAACTTTGTCTCCAAAATTATTAATTTTGTCTCTAGAAACTCCTAAAGATGCAGAAAGATTAAATATAGATACAAATTTTACTACTCCATTTAATTTTGAATTTTCCCCATAAAGTTTATCACCAACATTTAACACTCCTTTAGCGTTTATTAATCTTAATTGATTTATGTCATTATCCCAACCATCTTCCATTACTTGTGCTGAAAAATTAGTAGATGATACTTTTTCTCCAGAAAAATATTGGGCATCATCAATTATATTCATTTTAAATTCAGCCATATCTTTTTTATTGACAACATAACCAAGAGTAAAATCTGAATTATATTCACCAAATGAATTTGTTTGCAAACCATTCATATTATAGTTTATAGTTCTATTTGTTGTGTTTATTCCTGTTACTGTAAAAAAGTTATACCCATAATCTTTTGAATTAAAATTAGCAGAAGATGCAGATCCTACAGTCAATCTACATTTTTCAATAAAAATATTATCACCTACTACAAATGGAAATTCTGTTATTGTTGACCCATATCCAATTGCGATTGGTTCAAATAAAATAGGATCATTTACTAATTCTATTGTTCCATTTCCTGTGATATGATTTGCATATATTTGATCAATTTCATATCCATTTGAATTATTGTATGGAACAATTCTGAGCGGATCTTTCAAATTAAAAACATTTTTTACTATTTTTACATCAATTACAGACCCACCTTGAATTTTAGATGTCAATTCTAATTGATCATTTCCAATAACTTTTAATCTTGGTGATGTATTATAATTTTTTCCTCCTGTCAAAATACCAATAGATTCTACTCTAGATATTTCTTTAATAATGCAAATAGCAGGAACACTCAATTGTGGCAGTATAGTAGGATCTGTTGGATAATCAAATCCATCTTTAATTCTATCAAATGATAATATTTTACCAATTTCGGATGAAACTGAATACAATATTGCATTTTTTCCAGAAGAAGATTTGATATAATCTACAGATGGAAGAATCGAATACGATTTTCCTTTTGAATTAATTCTAATTTGTGATATTTGTCCAGTTGTGTTTTTTGAATTTGTATCATAAAAAACTGAAGAAATTCCTGATACCTGAGTGTATTCTGTATATTCTGGTTTTTTATTTAAATTAAATTTAAAAGAATTGGTTCCAATACCAATAATAGATTGTTCATTTGATAAATTGCTTGGCAGAATGTCAATTCGATTAAAACCAAAAACTTCTTTATCCGTAGATAATTGATTTTTTTCTACATCATTGGATGACGTAATAAAATTATAGTAAAGATTTGCAGGAATTGATCTATCATTAGTTTGTAGTGTTATATTTGTAGATGTTCTTTGAATTGCAAATTGATTTGTTTCTTTTTTATCAATTTCAAACTGTTTTTTGAAATCTTGATCTATATAAAATCTTAAATCAATATCCAATAATGTTGGATCGGATATATCAAATACTATTATATTTCCTTTTGAAAATGATAGTGGTGGATTTATAAGAGCAATATTTTGAGTACCAATTCCAGCATTAGAAAATGATATCCCCAATCCAATAGTCACGTCATAAGAATATTTACAAAGTTGTATTTTATCTGGGTGTTCTTTTAACACATAATAAACTGATTCATTTTCTAAACCACCAATAGCAGTAGTTCCAGAATAATAAACAATTTTATCTCCATTTTTTAATATATTAGAACCAATATCAATTGTTGATGTAGAACCAATAGAAACTTTTGATGTAGAAAAACCTATAAGATCGGTTGTAATTTTTCTATTTTTTTTATCAAATCTAAAAGATACATTTTCTGTTCTTGATGGTATAATTGTAAATTTAATTTTATCTCCATCAATTAAATTGTGAGGTTCTGAAGTAGTCACAATTCCAGAATAATTTTCAACTCTTGCAGTTACTGTTTGATATGTAGTTCGAATTGAATGAGAATAACCAATATTTGAATTGTAAGTAAAATATAAAGAATTTAAAGTACTCCCAATTCCAACTGAAGTAGTAAAACCTAATGTAGATATTCCCAGATAATTATTTCCAAAATTTACAGCATATATTGTTTGATTCTGCGTTAAACCAAATGCAAAAGAAGGATTGTTGTCATATACACTCAATCCCATACCAGCAGCAGAATAATTATAAATTAATTGTTGTCCAGTATAAAATTTATGATTTGGAATATAAATTGATTTTGATGGGACAAATTTATTTACGGTAGTGCTTGTTCCAATACCAACAACCGAATAATTAGTTCCAGTAATTCCAAATCCAACACTATTTGTTGGATCAAAATATATCATTTCATTTTCTGGCAAAAATGATGAAATTGGATTAATTTCAGTAAATTGAAACTTTTTGGGAAGTAATCTTACACTTTCAATTCCTGCAGTATGAATTCCACCAGAAGAAGATCTATTGACCAATAACTGTGATGTTTCTGGTATGATATTTGTAATGGTTAATATTTCTGTTCCAATTTGAATTGAATCGTTAACTTCAAAACCAAAAATATCTGTGACATTTATATTTGTAGAAATTCCAGTAACACCAACGTTTTGTAAACTAGTCGTCAATCCAGTTACTTTTTGATTTACAATTATAGTTTTTGTGCCTTCAAGTTGATGTAGGAATATTGTCGATATTCCTGAAATGATTATTTTATCATTAGATATCAAATTATGTACTGATGAAGTAATTCCTATAATATTATTACCTTTAGTCGTAAATATAACGTCATTGAAAGTAGATACCCCAACAATCATATTTGATATTGTTTTACCATTTACTCTACCAATTTCTGCACTTATTCCTGTTCCTTCTTTTGCTTTTTTAAAATTTATAATATCATTTACACGATAGTCTTCACCCAAAGAATCAATTACAATAGATGTAATTCCGGATTTTTTAATTTGCTTTACTATAAAATCTTGTTTTAAATTTGAAATATTTTTATTTAAAGCATCGTACCCAGAATTTTCAGAATCTAAAAAATAATTTCCGAAATTTCTTATTAAATTAAGATTTTTAAAATCTAATTTTTGAGAAAAATTTGGATTAAAATTTTCAATAACTGGCGTATCTTTAAAATATTTTCCAATTACATATGGATATTTTGGAATTAGATTTCCTGTAACTAAATCATGAGTTGCAAAGTAAGCATATGTTCCATATGGATACTCCGGAGTTATACAAAATCTTCCATTATATTGATCCAAATCTCCAGAATTATTAAACTTATAATCGTTTACAAAAAAACCAATCTCAAAAGAATTTGGTCTTAACGAAGAAGAAATAATTGGATCTTCTATATAACTAGAATTAATTAATTTAATACTAGTATCAGTTAAACTTGCATATCCATATGGTCCATAAATCGGATTTCCATCATAAGACCATCCAATAATTGGACTATGCGAAGTGTCAATTCCAACTTCAGTATTATTATCGTTAATATTATCACCGATATTTTTTCTTAATTTTTTTGGTAGATAAAAATTAATTATTTTCAACTGAAGAGATTGATCAATGCTTGGATATGTTATTGTTTCATCATCCCCACCATAAGATGATATTATATCTTTATTTTTTTTAATTTGATTAATTTTCCACTCAAATACATTTGCAATAAATTGCAAATCTTTTCCTCTTCTAATTGCCTCTATTGTGGTATTTGATTTTTTATATCCAACTCCACCATCAATTATTACAAATGATGTAATTTTTCCATTTGCAATAAGAGGTTGGATATTGGCATACTTTCCATCTCCAGAAATTATTATTTCAGTTCCATTATCGTATCCATTTCCAGAAAAAATAATTTGAATGTCAGTAATTGAACCATTTATAATAACAGGTTTCAATAAAGCAGAAGTGATCGGTATTAAATCCACATTGGGTCTTCTGTGGAAATTAATAATATCAGAAGAACCATAAGAACTACCACCATCTTCAATATAAACACTTTCGGCACTTCCAAGTACTATTGGAGTCAATACTGGCGATACAATTGATGTTGAACCTATTCCAGGTATAGATTCAACTTGAATATTAATCGGAGGATATGCAAACGTATGTGTACCAACTCCTAAAGAATTAAATTTAATATATTTTTTATTAATATAATTTAAATTGGTTGATGTAGTTCCAATACCTGCATCAGATAATTTAAATTTATCTTGATCGATAACTGTAATATAGTATTCAATATTGGTAGATAATCCAGATATTGAAGTACCGGTGTTGGAATATTTAATAAAATCTCCATTTCTAAATCCATGATTTTTGGCAAAAATATAATCATCAAATGTGCTAATTCCAGAAATTTGATAATCTAAAGATGGGTATGAAATAGAAGATACTTTAACTAATCTATTTGAATATCCGGAACCTGAATTTTTGACATAAATTTTATTAATAGTTTTTTTACTGTTAAGAGTTCTAAATTCATGAAATCCGGAACTTATTCCGGTAATATTAATAGTATTAATTCCTGATAAAACATCTGATCTATTTTTGTGTAATTTAATTTGTTTTGAATTTATAATATTTACAAAATAATTTGATTTATCATTTAATCCAGGGAGAACCGAATTTCCATTTGAATAATATGTGACTTCTTCATAATTATCAAAATTATGATTATCTATAAATGATATGGTTTCTGTAGATGTATTAATTGCTGTTAAATCTGCTTTAAATTTTGCAATAATTCTTGTTTTTACTAAATTGGATTCTAATACTGCACCAGAACCATTTCCACCAATTAAAGTTATTTTTGGTTTTCTATCATAACCAATTCCTGGGGAATTTATTTTTACTTCTTTTAATGATCCAGAAAGAATTAAATTTGCTTTACATCCAGATCCAATAGAATCACTAATAATTAAATCTGAAGAATTTATCACATCATAATCTTTTCCTGGATTTGTTATTTGAATTGAATCTATTTTTCCGTAATAAATATTTTCATCAAATAAAGTTGGTGAAAATAATTCCACACCATTAACTAACAATCCAATATTTCTATTAAATGTAGTTCGATCATTTTCGTTATCAAAATAATTAATATTTTCAGTTAAATTGAATTTTCTTAATATTTTTTGATCTTTAATTGTTTTATTTTCATAACCAAGTTTGAAAATAAAATCATTAGAAACTCCAGAATATAAATTAATATATTCTTCGGCAAATAAATTAGTATTACTATATGCCAGTGATATGGAATTATTATTAATTTTTTTTACAAAATAAATTCCAGTTTCAATTCCGGCAGAAGTTTTTGAATCATAATAAATTTTATCTCCAGATAATAAATTATGATTAGATATTTCCAAAATTGTAGTTGATCCTGTTCCTGTAGTGATAACATTTCTTTTTGTATTTGTAGACGTAATTGTATAATTGGGAAAACCAGAAGTAGTCACGTATAAATATTTTCCCTCATTATCAATATAAGTATTTTGGACTCCTCCATTTATATTTGATATATCAGTAAAATTTGGAGAATCGGATTTAGTAATTTTTTTCTTAATTTTTATTATATTTGAAATGTCTATATTCGATAATGATTCTATAATAATCGTGGTTGATGATTCGATAGTTATAACTATAGCATCAATATCTACATTTAATATATTAGAAATATAAATTTGATCATTTTTATAAAGTTTAACGTTGTCTTTTAATATTATTCTATAATTATTATTGCCAATTGATGTTATTCCACTTATATTATGATATGTTGGTATATTATAAATCCAACTATCAAAATTTGTATTTCCTGATAAGTTTTTTCCAAAAGAACTGAGTGATATTTTATCTCCAATTTTTAATCCAGAAGAATTTTTAGTATCAATTTTATCAATTACACTAATAACTCTAAATTCGTTTAATGATGTATCTGATTGATCATATGCATATGCTAATTTTTTTTCATAAATAAAATCTCCAAAATTTAAATTTTGACTAATGCCAGAAACATTTAAAAATTGAGTGCTTGTTTTGTCTGTATAATTTAAAGTTAATTCGGTTAAATTTGATTTTTGGGCAATAATTGTTCCTGATTGTGCAAATCCAACTGTAGAATCAACAGTAATTGTATTATTTGATGCAGGAACAGTTTCAATTACTTTAGTAGATCCTGTAATTTCAAAATCACCAGTAAAAGAGGTAGAATCTAAAGATATTTCATAAAAATCTTTACCTTGTATTGGTCTATATTCAATATTATAGATAGAGGCAGAAACTGTACCAATTCCACTTATAAATTGATTTAATGTTGTTCCTTTTAATGAAGTGATATTTTTTCCAGAAATTTTTTCAACTAAAATGTTTTTTGTTACAAAATAATTATTATCAGATGGCCTCAACATATATTCTTGAGGATTTATTGTTTCTATTTCTGTTCCATATAAAATTGAAAAAAGAATTTTAAAAGACTGTGCTGTTCCTTTTGAAGAATAAAAATCTTTTGCTCTTGATAAAATATTTTGTAAAGAAATTTCTGGAGTAAATTTTCTTTCCTCAAAACCAGGCAAAAACTGATATTTAAATTTTTTAAATATTTCAAAAAAGAATATAAAATTTAAATTTTGCAAAGAACTTCCAGATGTATGCTCTGATGCTTCAGTAATTGAAAAATTTAAAAATTCTGGATTATTGTTTCTTTGTAAACTATCAATTCCACTAAATCCACGAATACAACCCAAAAATGAATTTGAAGTTTTTGAGGTATAAGTAATAATTTCATCATTAATTTTAATTAATCCATATTTACTTGGATATCCAATTGTATGTGATACTAAAATAGTATCATCAAAGGATAAAATATTAGAAGTTAATATAGATGGAAGATTTAAATCTATTAATGTTTCATTGTTAAAATTTTGTATTTTTTTATATTTTTGAATATTAGATGATAAATCAACTATTCCAGTTTGATGTTCCTGTGATGTATAATATTGATTTAAAAATTCTTGAAAAATTGGAGATTCTTCATTCAAAAATTCAGGAATTTGTGAATCTAAAATATGATTGATTTTTATTCTTTTGATTTCCGTCATTTTATCTTGTGTAGTATCCGTTTAAGTAACTCGATGTTGAGGTATAAGAAGTAGCAGAAATATTTTCTCCTGAAGTAATTGTATCCTCTATAGTATTTACTACAGTATTATTCATATCTATTTGTAAATAAATATCTTTCAATGCAATTACATCATTTGATTCTGGTATTGCTTGTATTTCAATTTTATTATTTGGCAATGATGTCGATGCAATATTTACTATATTTAATTTAATTTCTCCTTTTAAATAATCAACTGTTCCTGCATCTGAAGATATTATTGTTGGAACATTATCTATAAGTTTAAAAAATAATATTTTTCCATTTATAGAACTAATTGGATCATCAGTTAAATATAATGTATCGGAAATATCTTTAATTTTAAATCCTGAAGATTTAATGTTATATTTTCCTGTTTTTTGGTGAAATTTATTCCCAAAACATATCTCATACGTAGAAAATTTATTCATTTCTACTGAAAGATCTCTTCTCATTCTAACTTTAGTAATATTTGAAGTAATTCCTCGATTTGTATTATCAATTAAAGTATTTACTTTACTAAATTTAAATCTTCCCCCAAAACTATTTACATCAGAAGATATTGAATAGGAATTTAAAGTATTTAAAACTTGATTTTTAATTATAACTGGATCTGAAATAAATGCTGGATTATAATAAACAGTAGAATCAATTTCAACATATAGATATTTTAAATCAATAAGTTCTGGTTTAATTCCAGCAATTGAATACTGTTTTAATTTTTTCTTAATATCATTTTTTGTAATTTCTGATAAAAAATTACCATTTCTTGGTTTAATTGAAATAAAAACCTTTCCATATTGTGGGGGATCCAATTCTTCTCCCCCATATGCAGTTACAGAATCTATATTCGAATAAAGATAAGGTATTAAACCTTTATAGTCATTTGCGGTTACGGCTCTATATTGAGAGGCATACACTCTTGGGGCAAGATACTTTACAGAATCTATCGTTTCGATGTCATCTCCATTTTCCGATGAAGACGTTGTTGTAATTAAAGAAATTCCACTTGTAATATTAGTTGAGTTATTATCTTTAATATTTCCAGAAAAAGTAAAGTTTGCAGATCCATCTGCAGATTTTCCATTAGTTACAATATAAGAAATGGAAATTGTGCTACCATGTTCTGGTTTTTTTCCTAAAATATTATCACCAAATAAAATTTCATATTTTTCATCTTCTATTTCTTGAATTAAAAATAATTTTGATGTTTTATTTACATTTAAAATATTTTCATATAATGTATATACTTCAATTGTGCTATTAGACACACTTACACGAATCGTTGAGGTATCTACATTTGAATTTGGTATTAAAAATCTTTGATTTGGTTGGCTGTAATCGACTGTAAATGTTTTTGTTAAGTAGGACCCTTCGTAAATATCTAAATTTTCAAAAAATGCAATGTTTGAAGTATTTACAGGAACTGTTACATCAGATGGTATTGAGAATATATAATTACCATCTTGAACTGCGCCCAATGCAAATGGTCCTGCTTTTAATGTTACAGTTCTAGAATTATAAGATGAGGTATCTACAGAAAAACTTATTTTTGCTTTAGATGATTTTTTTGAACGAGGCACATATCCAATATTACGAGCATGAGAAACTACATTTTCTCTTAATGTTGCACTATCTAAAAATGCTTCATTTGCTTGCATATTAGTATTATATGCAGTAATATAGGAATTGTATGCAAGAATATCAATCAGAACGGAAAAATTTGATCCTTCAAAATCAAAATCAGTAAAATTAGAATTTGATCTCAGATAGTCTTTAATCTGAGTACGTAAATCATTAAAATCTAAATTAGTAAATTGATTGAATGACATTATACCCTAGTTGGTTGTAAGATAAACTCTATATTTTGAGTTGGAAATGGTAGTCCAACAATATCATATGTAATTTTAATGTTTAAATCATTTGTATCATCTGGATTTTCAATTTCAACACTGCGTAATAATATTCTTAATTCGAAATTATTCAATAAGGTTGTGATTTCTTCTTCTAAAAAAGAGAATACATCAGAATTTCCTATTTCAAATAATGTATCATCAACTGATGTTCCTATTAGATTATTAAAAAACCTTTCATTTAAACGAGTCCTAACAAGATTAATAACAGATTTTTTAATTGCATCTTCATTTCTAAGTATTGTTATATCATTAGTAACTGGATGTTTCGTAAAAGATAAACTAATATCTTTAAAACTACGAGAAATTGTTACTGCCATTTAAACTTTATTGTTTTATATATCTATAATACTTTTTACCAAGTTTTTCCATAATTTGGTTCCGTTCCATATTCCCAATCATCATAATCTTCATCATTACGAATTTTTTCATGAAGATCGGTTTGTTTTTTTAAATTATGATTGGGTGCCAAATCATGCATAATTTCTTGAATGATTCTTTTTGGTGGTTCTGTTTTATAATCCGTAATCAAACTCGTGGTTCCCCACATTTGACGCATATATTCTCTGTCTCTATCGACTGGTAAATTTGACATTTTTGGCTCCTGTTTTAAAAATAAAACAGAACTTTTATAATGGAGGTTGCTATCTCCAATTTTATTTAACGATTTAAACTTCTAATTTTATAATTATACGAATTAAAATATTTTAAAAGTTCAATTGCAACAATTTTTGGATTTCCTTCCCCACAAGTGTAAATGTCAATTGCAATGCATCCTTTTTCCGGCCATGTATGCGCCGAAAAATGACTTTCTGATAGTGCAATTACGATAGTAAGACCTTGTGGTTCAAATTTATGAGTAAAGATATTTAAAATAGTCATCTTTGCACGAGAAATCCCTCTTTGGATTACTTCCAATAGAGGGATTGTATCATTTAACAAATTATATTCAATATCATATACCTCTAATAAGAGGTGATTGCCCATAGAAAATTGTTCCAATAATTATGATACTAAAAAAATTATTTATTTTAATTTAAATTTGTAATTTCATACATGTAATGATTAGATGTTTCTATTTTTCTTTTATTTTCTACGGAATATAAATTCATATCAATCTCATATCCAGGATTTGATTCAATGCGATTGAATGTCCAGGCACTATCATACCATATAATTCTATTATTTGGGTATGCATAGTAATTTCCAGTTTCCATCTTGAACAAATGAGCACATTTATGTTCAGGAGTCTCTGAAAAATTAAGATCAGTGACTCCTTTATTTTCCCATGACCAATCAAGAGTAAACATATAACTTCCAATCACCTTTTTTCCGTCAGGACGAATTAATTCTGCCTGCAATCCAGAAAGACGTGCTCGTTTCTGAACGTCAATATATGGCGAAAAACAATCCCAGTACATAATATCTTCCAATGGTTCAATTGGTGCATCTGATTTCCAACAAAAGGCATGAAGAGGTCTACGAGTCCAATTTACACCATTTTCAAGAAATGCCTCAAACAAAGGAACTCTTTTTTCAATACTAGCAACACAATGCACATCACATTTGGTTACTTCGCCATGCCCCTTTATATGATTAAAAAGAAACTCATTACGAATATAACAACTCCAATCTGGAAGGCTGTGATTTAGATAAGCCATTTTTATCCTTTACCTTGACCTC